ACCCGGCTTATCATTATCAAATAAAACAATAACGTGTTTATATCTATTCTTTAACCATTTAATTGTTGATTCTTTAAGTAAAGTATTCTCACTATTTGGTGCAATAGCATCAGCTTTAATTTTAGTCGCTTTAAAAGACATAATATCTTTTAATGAGCTACAAATAATGATATACTCGTTTTGAAAACTTAGTTGATCTAGTCCTTGAATATAATCTCCATTTATAATAGTAAACTTATTAGTGGAATATGGTTGATAAATTCTATACAGAGACCCATCATTTTTAAAATAACCATAACAATTTGCAGATGCTATTTTAATATCGGGATACTCTGGTTTCTTTAGTACAGCTTCAGCAATTGGCTTAACGTTATATTGTTCTAATAAATATGAACCAATACCAAATTGTGTCCAATACTTTTCATCAAGTTTATTCCACGAGCGTAGTTTAAACTCGTCTAGTTTATACTTTTCTTCTGGTTTAAATTCAATAACTTTAAATTTACCTTTATCTTTTATGTAGTTATTATAATCCTTAAGTATTCTTATAACCGCTGCATGATTCGATTCATTAAATAGTTCAGCAACTAAATTAATGTGGTTACCGCCTTTACCTGAAGAAAAATCTTTAAAGAAATAAATACCATTTGACATGGCAATATACATACTTGGGGTATTCTCTTTATTCCAAAGAGATTTAATTTTAATAGATTGCCCTGCAAGAGTAATAGGTAAATTACAATAATACTCATAAACCCATGCATGTGGTACTTCTTCTATATCAGTAATAATCTTTGTTCTAATCACTGTAGTAAGAATTAAAAAGGGGTAGCTTATTAGGCCACCCCTTTTAACCTAGGGCAACCTAATTATATATCAAAATCATCACCAGTCATAGCGGTGTTACCGAATGTCTCAACGGATTCAGAAACTTTTTGTTTAATAAGATGTGTACTTTCATTAAAAGTAATCAGCTTACTATACTCTTTCTGCACTTTTGTTGATTCAAATGGCTTACCTTGCTTGCTTACTCGTGGGAAGAATAAATCATAATTCATATAACCATTACGATTTGTATATTCTTTACCACCAATACACATTCTCAAAGGAATTCCTTTAAAAGGTTTATCCTCATTAAATTTAGTAAACAAACTTTCAATAGTATCATGTTGATTATCTTGTGCTTCAAGCCAAGCTTCGCAACCTAATTCTACACATAGTCCTTTAAGTGCACGCAACATTGAAACGTCACGATCTACTTTAATTCCTGTTTTAGTTTCGCCACTTGAGAAAGAATACTGACTCATTCTTACACGACCAACTTGTCCTTTATGTCGACCAAGACTTTCATTATCCTTATCAATAAAGAAACCTTCAAAATCAGGACCTAAATCAGGACCCTCACATGATAAAACAATATCATATGCCTTCTGATCATAAGGTGGTTTACGTAATTCAACATTGTAAATGGTACAATCTAAATTACCAGGCTCAATTACTTTAGAGATAAGATCGCCAGAATTCTTAATCTCGATGTCTTTTGTACTAATCATGTTTTTAAAAAATTAATTAATTAATCAATATATACTTTATCCCAGTGAGTAATATACTCACCGTTTTCATTTATTTCACTAATCACAAACTCTTGGTTACACAAATGTTCGGGACGCGCACCACATGCTACTGTATCACTAGTCTTAAAACTAATCATATTTTTATTTCCCTTACGATATAGATAACCAATGGCATCTGATTGTGAAGTACTAATTCTTTTAAGCTTACCTGTTAAATCAAGCTCAACTGAATTAATTTCGGAACCTTCTTTTTCTAAGAGTACATCTTTAATATGACCAACCAAAATAACTTTTGGTGCCCATGTCTTGATGTATTCAATTACTTTAAAGAAAGCTTCTCTTAACCAGTTATAACCTGATCCATTAGGAAGATTAATAATAGAACCATATTTAATCTTACCATCAGTAAACCAATTTTTACCACCTGGAGATTTAGAATAGAGTTCTTCTGCATACGGAATACACATATCTTCTAATGCAGTAATAGTATCTACCGCAATATACTCATAAGGTTTTCCCGCTTCTTTAATCTTAACTCCTATTTCTTTAATTTCTTTTACACTCGATGCTTTGATCTTCAATGCATCTACATAATCGCTACCACCTTCTAAATCAAGTAATAAACAGTTATCAAGCTTTGAAAGCAAACTGGTCTTACCAACTTTTGGTTTCGCAATAAGAATTAAATTTTTAGGACTTTTTGTTGAAGCTTTAACAATTTGCGTAGGCAAAATTATTTCACTCATTTACTTAGGCTTTTAGCTATTAATTCAAGATTACGATTAATCTTCTCTAGTACTTTAACAAGGTCGGTTGTTTCCTTGTTGCTCTGAAGTATTTCTTCAAAGGTATTTACGATCTCTACTTTACTTGGTAGAGGTCTCTCGACTTTACTTAATTCTGAAACAGGAACAGCATATCTTACATATCCATCACTATTAGCTTCTATTTGACCATATTCTTCTTCCCAATGTGGATTAAAATGATACTTCCATAATGTTCTATTGGGATCTTCTGGTTCATAGTTTCTATCAATAAATTCAGTATATATATCTACACCTTTTCTTAATTCACTAGGAAAAAATGTAACACATACTTCATTAAAACCGTGAGGTTTATAGGCTAACTTAGGATAGAAATATGCATTTGATTCACCAATATGATCAAATGTAATTTGATGATAGTTTCTGAGATCAGATATTTTTTCTCTGTTATCAGAATTAGATTGATTTGGTTTTTTAGTGCTTATTGACATCATTTATAAGTATTTATTCTTTTTTCTTGTTGTGCAGGTGTAGCTGTTTCAATTATTCTCATCTTATCATATTGAGCTCTAAAGAAACTCATTCTAGTATCACCATTTCTACACTTAAGAAAGTGCATTACTAGTATGTTATCATCTTCAATTATATACCTATCAGGTCCATAATATCGAATACGCATAAGACCTGGACGATTTAAACCTACTACTAAATCAGCGTGTTGTAACAAAGCATCTGCTCCCATAATATCAGAAGTAAGAATATAGTTACCTATTTTACCTTCTTCTGCTCTCTCAGGATTATCTATATTACGATTAAGCTGACTTAAAATAATAAAATGAATAGGAAACTTTCTTTTCAAATCAGTACATGCCTCACCAAAATTATATAATACCTCCATCTTATCTTTTTCGTATGAAGATTTCTTTAATAAAAGTGAGTGATCCAAAGTTACAATAGTATTTACATACACGTAACGACCTTCGTCATTTTTTTCTGCGTGTGCATTCATATACTTAGTAACAATATCAACAAACTCATGTACAGTTGGCGCTTCTTCTACAATATCTATAGGATCATTAGCTCTTTGTTTAGCATATTCAGCGCAAAGTTTTAAATCTACATTAGATAATGTTCCTTCAGCACTACATAAATACTTATAACTCTTACCAATAACACTAGAATATTGTCGAATAGCTGATGTTCTACCAACCATTTCTAATTGAAATTCTAACACCCTAAATTTTTCTTCGGGGTTTAAAACAAAAATCTCTCTAATAATTTGATCCTTAAGTAGTGTTTTACCAGCACCAGGTCTACCACCAATCACAGTCATAGAATGCCACTCTAATCCATCTGTTGTCGCATCATTAAATTTTAACCATGGAGTTTTAAGGCTACGGATTTGACCATCCATACGCCCTTTAAGATAATACAGTGACTCACGATATGCTTCCTTTTGATTTTTCCAAGGAAGATTTTTATCTGACATACAAGGTTATTTAACTACTTATACTACTTTCTCTTTAAAAAACGAATCGTTTTCCTCGTCAATGCCGCTTTGTATTATTTCACAATAGTTTGCTAATTCAGAATCCCTAGTCTTATCAGGGTTTGTTTTAACAATAAAGTATTGTGAATTGCGCATGTAAAGGTAATTCTTTTTCTCGTAAGAGTCAATATAATAAGCGGTGGCTTTTAAAATAATTTCCCAAGAGTAATCGTAGTTACTAAAAAACCATTTAAAACAATTCTCAATGTTTTTATATGCTGATCTAGCAAGTTTACCACTTGGTAATTTTTTGGCAGGAAACAATTCAATATATGTTCTAATCATATCTTGAGACTGCTCTACAGTAGGGGTACTACTGTCTAAAATTTTTAAGCCTTCTTTTATTAATTCATTAGCTTTTGCACTTAACTTATTATTATCTGTAATAAGTTTAGCATTTTTAAGATGTCTTATTTCCAAATGCACATTCATTATACTTGGACGCTTTTCATTTTGAATAGCAATCAAAGTATAGAACATATTTGGAGTTATCTTATGTAGTTCAAAGAAGGCAAATATTCTATGCATGGTTACCAGTTTATAGGGTTTTTATTTTGCGCAATTAAATTTTCATTTACTCTATTCCAAATATTATCATATTCCCATTTACCTCCTTTATATGCAGCACTAGCAGGATGAGGAATAAAAAACTTTGGATGTCGATTATTTACATTTAAATTAAATTCTTTTGCAATATTACCCATAAAAACAAATGGTACACCAACTTTTGTTTGAGAAATTCTAGTTAGTAAATGACATGTAAAGCCATCCCAAATAAGTTTATGAGCTCCAATGTTATTAACTTGGGTAGTTAAAGCCGTATTATACATTAGCACACCTTGATTAGACCATCGTCTTAAATCAGGACTAAAACTAGTATAATCTTTTACACTTTCTTCTATAGACTTTAGAATATATTGTAAAGACTTTTCAGCTTTCATTTTATTACTACACGAAAAAGCAATACCATCAGCTACACCTTTTTGAGGATATGGATCTTGACCAACTATAACACACTTTAGTTTATCAAAGGGACATTCCACAAAGGCATTAAATACTTTAGACAAGTTTGGTGTAAATTCTCTTGATTGCACGCTTTCCTTATATAAGAAATTAATTATCTCATAAAATTCATCAG